CGTTAAGCCGTTGCCGCAACGAACGCCCCGCGCGGTAACGCCCGGGGCGCTGTTGTGTCAACCGCTGTCGTTATCGGTTGCCGTTTGTTTGTAGCGTTTTTTTGAAAGGTCTAGAAAATGAGCGTCACCTATTCCCCCGAAGATAATAAAATTCGGCTTTACGTTGGCCGCGTTCCACGCGACGAATACGAAAAACTACGCGCCGCTGGCTTTGTATCGACACCAAAGCAGGATTGTGATTTTGTGGCCGTTTGGACGCCCAGCCGCGAGGACATCGCCCGCGAGTATCTTGACGACGGCGACGATATCGGCGACGAAGATTACAGCCCATTGGAACGCGCCGCCGATAGGGCGGAACGTTTCGCCGGTTATCTTGACAACCGGGCCGGGGAAGCCGGGGAGCTGGCTGACGAATACGACAACGGCGGCCACGCGTTCGGACATCAGCGCGAGCAAGTCGCGGCCCGCCGGGCTGCGCGGCATGATCGCAAACGCACCGCCGCGATTTCGCAATGGTCAAAAGCCGAATATTGGCAACAACGCACCGCGGGCGTTATTCGAAACGCTTTATATAAAGCCGACGCGCGCGTAAGGCGTTCGCGCATTTTGACGCTGGAAGCCGAGCAACGCAAACATGAGAAAAGCCGCGCCGATTATGAAAAAACGTGGAACGGTTGGAAACTCGTTGCCACGTTGCCGGGGGCCGATGTCGTTTTGCCAGAGGATTCCGAGCAATGGCAAGCCGCGCACAAATTAGCTTATACGCTGTCCTGCCATCACGGTTTCGGCTGGTATCTTGACCACCCGAACGCGCCCGAAGCAAACGCCGCTTGTAATCAATTGCACGGCCACGGTATGAGCCCTTATGATCTATTGACCAAAGGCGAATATATCCGCGTTCCGATGCCGCGACTAACGCCGGGAGAGCTGTCCGAAGCGATAACGGCAAAATTCCGTTTGCCCGATGACCCTGATTGTTATTCGGCCCGGTGGTCACGCCATTATGAGTTGCGATTGTCTTATGAACGCCAAATGCTCGACAATGAGGGCGGAACGGCGGCGGCGGTCGAAATTGAGCCGGGCGGCTTTGTAAAGTTTGGACGTGATGCCCGTCACTATCGGCTTATCAATATCGACGGTTGGGCGCAGGTTGTCAAAGTCAATAAAAGCCCGGCAACCAAGCGCGTTACCAGCGTTACCGTTCTGGGCTCATGCCCCTATAGTTACGCCAGCGCCGAAGATCAAAACAAAATTCGTGAAATTAAGTTATCTGTTGAGCGGTTGCCGTCGGAAGCGTACCGCGCACCAACGGACAGCGAGCGGGAAGCGTTTACAAGCTCCCAAAGCGTCAAGAAAGCGGCGAAGCCTAAAGCCCCGCCGCTGATTAATCCGACGCCCGAGCATGCGCAACGGTTGCAGGATTATCTAAACGCTTTGAGCAAGCGAAACCCAACTGAAATTTCAACAGTGACACAAGCGCTTTTCAGCCGAATGAACGGCGGGAGCGGGAGCGGCGCAATTACAACAACCACGATCGACGGCGTTAGCTTTAAATATCGCGTTTTCTATCGCTTTGTGGGCGCTAACTCGGTTGTGATTATCACCGACAAGCCCCAAAAACCGTTTCCTATCGACTGGGATACCGTGACACCGCCAGCCACCAAAGCGGCGGCCGCGTCTTAATTCAGAGGGAAGCCCCGCGAGGGGCTCTAATGAACGGCCAAGCGTGGCCGCTGTCCCAAGTCAGCAATGAGGCAAAACAATGGAAACGATTAAAATTTTGTGGGGCGTTAAGATCGGCGATGAAGCTTGGCAAGAGCAAATTTTGACAACGAACGCGGGCCAGATTGAAGCCGCAAAAAAATGGGCGGCAAAAAATGGGTTCCACTTGTTCCGCGTTTCAACTGACGACGGGACCCCGCCAGATTTTGCCGGAACTATCGCAAAACGCCAGAAACGGGGGAAGCGATGAATAGTAGAAACAACGGGCTTTTAAGATTGAAACATTTGCGAGAAACCAGCGAAGCGAAACGGGCGGATATGGCGGAGCTGTCCGCTCGGTTTGATCGATTGAAAGGGCAGCAAACGCGGGCCGTTAGTTCGTTTAATCTATTCCAAACGCCGCCAGAACTGGCCGCCCGCGTTGCCGGGTTGATACCTATTCGCGGGCGTATCCTCGAGCCGTCGGCCGGGCTTGGGCGATTGTACAAAGCCGCTCGGGCGGTCAATGATATTGACCCGATAACGTTGGTGGAACTGTCCCCAGATTGCGCGGGGGAACTTTACCGCGAAACGGCGGCGGACAGTTACGCCCAGATAATCCAAGCCGATTTTTTAGATTGTGACGCGGTGCGGCTGGGCGGTTTGTTTGATTCTGTTTTGATGAATCCGCCATTTTGCCGGGGAACTGACGTTAAACACGTTAAACACGCTATCGAATTACTGGCCCCGGGCGGCTGGCTGGTGTCTATTGTTGCCAGAGGGCCGCGACAATGCCGCGACCTCGAGCCGATGGCGGCTGATTGGATCCAATTACCGCCGCGATCATTTGCGAGCGAACAAACAAACGTAGAAACGGCAATTTTCGTTTATCATAATTGAACGAACGCGCGCCCCGTCGCGGCGGGGCGTTGTTGGTTCATTTATTAGCGTTTTTTGAAAGGGTTGAAAATGGCAAAAAAAATGCGGGGCGTTGTCACTTGGTTTGAATGTAAAAAAACGGGGCTTGGGTTCCTGTCCGTTAAATGGGAAAACGGGCGGGCCGATGAATACCGATACGACGGGCCGCCAATTAGCGATCGATCGAACGCGGACGATATAACCGGATTCATTGGAAACGAGCTAGGAATTGAATTCAGCTCGGAACATGATCGCGAGCATGTTTTTATCGAGTCAGTCGATTAACTTGGCCCGATGAACGCCCCGCGCGCAAGTTCGCCCGGGGCGCTATCGGTTCAAATTTTTTAGGTTTCCTAGTTGCGGCGGGGTTGTCGCAAACGCGCGGGAGTAGCTAATCGCGCGGACAGCCCCGCCCATTTTAGGAAACAAACGCAACTAGGAAACGCGGTCGCTCCGGTGCCCCGTTTCCTATTTTTTTGCGCTGTCCGCATTAATTCAAAACAACGCTAGCGCAACTAGGAAACGCGCCGCGGCCGTCAAGTATTTGACGCGACCGCCCGCGCGCCTAGTTGCGTTTTTTGTTGCGCGGTCCAGCTCCCGCGCGTGGCGTTTGTTTCAATTCGTTTGCGAGCTGGGCGAATAGTCAATATTTTGGCGGGCTGTCCGGCGATAAAAAAAATATTCTGAAATATTTTCAAAAATTGTTTGCGTTAAAATGCGCCCCGTTGTTGATTTGGTGCGTGGCGGCTTGGTGCTGTCGTTTGCGTTCGATGTCCGCAACGGCAAAACGACAATCCCACCATTAATGCGATTATCGATCAAAATATTCCGACGATCTTTGGGCGGACTCGGGCGAAGCTCAGGCCGATGATGTGTACAAATGGAGGAAAGTTTGCCTCGCTTAAAATGCAAATCGACAAAAATTTCCGAAAAATTTTGAGTCGACTTTCGAAAACGAAAATGCGAAACGATTTTGAAAATCTAAGTATTGACGGAAGGATTTTTTACCCGATAATCTACTACGTAATCAAACCGGTTTAACCCTCTGGTTAGATTAGACCTTTCCTTGGGGCTTGCTTTGGTCCCAAGAAAAAACGCTAAGCCCTGGAATTGCGGAGTAACGAACCGCGCTAATTCCAGGGTTTCTTTTTTTTAAAGTTGAATTTTGAAAACTGCGTTTCCAATTTCCCGCAAACACCCGCACGACAATCCCGCACGACATTTCTACTTTTGAAACTTTTCTTGGTAGTCATCGCAGGTAACTCTGCAAATGAGTTCTTTTTGCGAGCCCTTGTAAACGGTTGGTGTGCAATTGCAATCGTGCTTTAGGCATTTGAATACAAGGACAGTGCAACCCTTGCGTGAGCAAATCTGGGCGATCGCATCTTTAACGTGGTGGCCTTGGTGTATGCAGGGCATAGATTAAACCGAACAAGGGTGGGTCGTACAATTCGTTCCGTCACCCGCATACGTTCCACCCTGCGATAGGCAATCCAATTCGGTCTTGATTGAGCAAACGCCACCGATGCAACAAGCGCCAGTGGCGGTTGCGGGTTCTTCCAGCTCGAATGATCCTGGGTCCGTTTCTGGCTCCGGTTCAAACTCACCAGTATCAGGATCGTTAACCTGTTCGATTTCATCGCCAGTAACAATCACGGGACCGCCAGGAGTGTTGCCAGTTTCGCTACTATCGGCAATTCTTCCGCCGAACGCTAAGTAGCCGTCAACAGCAATTGTCGCGTTATAAACGCGAAATGAATAGCCTTCAATTGCGTCTATTTCAATCCAAACATATTGCGGTAGATACGCGAGTTCGCTCCCGTCCGGTTCGAAATAATCTTCTGTGTCGATCGACACGCCTGGGGTAGGCGCAAGCGTTCCAAAAATTCCATTTGTTCCAACTGCGCAAAGCGTTTCCACTTCAACCCAGTAAAGCCCCAGCGGGTTATCGCCGGGAACACACACGATGACGCCCGGCAATTCGGAAAGCGTTACTGCATCGCCGTTTCCACCAGTTGCTTTGATGCGAATAGTACACCAAAGCGAACTGCCCTTGGTAAATTTCTTTAGAGTTGAAACGCTGGCAATATCGCTTTGGGTATAACCTGGAAGCAAGTTCGGTTGGAGTTGAATTTTAAACCTGCAATGATAGACACCGACGTGCGCAAGTTTCAAAAAATAAGCATCTGCAAAACTACCGCCAAGAATGTTTTTTGCAGATCCACCGACGTTTGTGCTTCGCCACGTCGAATCTTTTTTAACAATGTACGCTGGAAAATCTACTTGCCAGTGTGCGTACTGCGATCCGGCAAAACTCATTGCTGTTTTGTAAACGGTATTCCACGGCGCAGGGAATCCGGCATATTGACCGCTTGTTCCGCTTGCGGTGCCGAACAATGTACCGCTTCCGCTGCTTGGTATCAGTGACCAAGATCCAGCAAAACCAAAATCTGGAATCCCAAGCTGACTGCCAGAATAATTTCCAGGCCATACATTACTGAATGTCGCTCGTTGGATTAAGCCTCCACCGGTTCTGTGAATGAAATACGGTGCGTCTTGCTCGATATCTGAAACCGGGATATCAACGAAATAACTACTGGTTGTTGTGGCAATTACGATATCGCTTGAGTTGTACCCGAGGAATGTAAACTTGAATCGGTAATCAGTTCCATTTAGCCAGCCGTCAACCCTCATATCAGAACGGACTGCCGACGAGTGGGAACCAACGTAATAGTTCGCCCATCGAAATGTTTGTTGCGCAGGGCTTCCGGAAGTCGCAGCGTCTAACTCATCGGTTGAGAACAGCCGAACTTGTCCAATGGTTGAAATGTAGACAAACTTCGGGTTGCTGGATCCGCCCGCAGCGACTTTAAGCCAACCGCCAGGCCGATAAACTTGATTCCCTGTTGCCTTCGCGATCGAGCCTGGCGTGTAGTTTGCCCAGAACTTGTCGCCGTCCGATATCGTATCGGTGATGCCGTAGCTTTCGATTGTGATTGCTGCTGTTGGCGTGAGCGGGTTGCCGCGATGCAAGATCTCGGCCGTTCCTCCTGACCCGCTTGTGATGTTTCCATCGGCTTGCACTTCCCTGAGTAGCCCATGCGAACCGACTGGCGCAAAGCATCCGAACGGAACATCCCAGCGAACTCGAGCCATTTCATCAACGAGCAAACAATTGCAATCGTTGATATCAGAAATGTCGATAATTACATTGCCTTGCGTGTCCAACTGTATTGGATTTCCAGCGGAAAAAGGCATCGGGGCGAACTCGCCAATCGGACGAACGAATTTGCCTTTGCCTTTTTTGCCTGGCAACACGGTTTCGGTGATGATTACTTGATAGTGCGAGTCGCTTTCTTGAACCCCACTATACCGAGAACCGTTGTTGATTCCGCAACTACGCATGATAGGCGCTCCCGATCGCTAACTGTGTTGTCTGAGCGTTGAAATCATGGATGATCGCCGTAATAACCGGGAATGATGGTTGATTTGGCAATCGATTAAGCTCTGTTTCCCCAACCTTGGCAAGTTTCTGCCCGAGGTAAACCTGTGGCGCGTAGTCGCAACCGTGAAGCCTAATCGTTCCGTTGATCGCAGGGTATTTGAACGAGTCCCAAAATCGAACCAAATAATTGTCGATCGCGTCAAGCATTTCCTGCTTTGTCGAAAACGTTTCGGAGGATTCGAGCGAAATTGCTGTCGCCCCGTCGGTGGCCGGATCTAGTTTTTTCCGTTTCGGAAACTGATCGTTGTCGGAATGCTGGTTGACGGGGATTCTATCAGGGATCGAAACAACTAGGATTCTTGTCGCCCCGTTTCCTAGCCACGCTGCGGAATTGAAAATGTGCTGGCCTGTGGCGCGAGTTGTTGTCAATCGCAGCTCAACTAAACCGGTTTGTCCATCGACGTTTATCCCGCTTTGTTTAAACAGTGCCGGGAACACCCGCCCAACAAATCGAACGTACCCTTCGTCTTTGTCGACTTCCAGATGTGCGGCATCGCCTAGCCCTGGATCCGCACCCGATTTTAGTATTGACTTCCAAGGCCCCCAATCCGACGTTTCATCGGTTTTAGTTCGAAATTCAACATGGCAGCCGCGTATTTCTCCGAACGGTTGTGAACCGCCAAGCAGTGGAGCGTAGGTAAGCATTGGCAGGTATGGCCGGCGACACATATTTGTTGAAACACCACCGCCGCCGTATTCATTCCAAAAATCAAAAACTTCACCGTTTCTGGTGAACTTGATTTTCGGAACGTTTTCTGTTTTCGTGGACAACTTATCGCCATAGATAGGCGTGTTTCCGTATTGCTGCCACTGCTTACTGTTGAACCCGTGTGTAAATCGGCGGTAGACATCGCGTAATGCCGGGTTTGCTTCCATCGCTGGGCTGTCCCAGATAAAATCCGCCATCGAAGCCGATTCTAATGTTTTGTCCCATGCCGGGTACAATGTTAGCGTTTCCTGCAAATGGATCTCGCCGCCAATCACGACCACGTTATCAACGCATTCATCGGCGGTATCGATCCGCAAATCAAATTCGGGGGCCAGGTTCTTCGCATCATCAAAATACGTTCCGCCTCGAGCCCCGCGGTAGCCAGGCGTAACACTGACCGTTCCGTAACTTCCAAAACCAGCCTTTTCGACAACACGAAATACCCGAGTCGTTCGCGTTAGATAGTCAAGCCTCCACGTGAAACCGTATGGCTCAAGCAAAATATCAAGAGCCTCCGGAAAGTATGTGCCAGCTCGAATGCTTGTGTTGTTCAAAACAACATGCGGCAAATTGTTCTTGAGATAGCCAGTTGTCATCTGGCGCACGTGCTTGCCAGATAATAGATACTGTTGCAAGTACAGAATTGCGTCAATCAGCGTCCACGAATTCAACTGTCGCTTGCTTCCGGTGATGTCGGCTAAATCCTCCGAGGTCGCAAACGACGGCGGCAAATAAATCAGCGTTGATCCGGATGTTGACTTGTTGTAGAAAATCCGATTGTCAACAACTGGATTGAATGTAACGCCATCGGGCAATCTGACTCTTGGAATGTATCTAACGAATTCGGTGTAGTAGAGCGGCCGCCCGTACAAATGGTCATCAAACCGGCTGGTATAAATAACGACTTCGCCGCGTGATGTTTGCTGGACAGAACCGCCAACAATTTCGCCGTGGTGAATAAACCTGATCCGCCCGTTGCGTTCTTTTGTGGCGATGTCGACTACATCGCGTGAAATCAATCGATCGCCGAATCCTGGCTTGGCAAACCGATTGATAATTGAACCGCCTTGCGCCTGATAAGTGGTATCGTTTCCAAGAGTTCGAATCTCAAACTCTGCGGTATTTGCTCTGCGCCCGCCGCAATAGTTCGTAACACTGTGAACGTGGGCATTGCGCTGTTCAACACCGTTTATAAAAACTCTGGTTGTTGTCGAATCTCGCTGGATTCCCATTATCTTAACCGCAATTGGTAGAAGTGCATTTCACCTTGAATGTGCCACGCCCCATAGTTCGAACCATGAACGCCAATCGCTGGTATAGGTTCGGCAACCTCCCGCCCATTGAACGCGGTTCGGTGGAATCCCATAAATCGGACATTTTCACGAATGATTGTGCCGCCCGTGGCCAGCGTACTTGTGATCGATAGTTTTCCGAAATCGCCTGACATCATATCAAGCGTTTTCATGTACGAATCAAGTGCTGTCAAACTCGAAAAGCTTGCGTCGTGAATCCAGCATTGCACCCGCATGGCTCGGCCGGCCTGTCCGCCGAACACTTCCACTAGCCCTCGCTGGCTCCAAGAAAAGAATTGTCGGATCGCTAGGTCCGGTGGCATTTCCTCGAGCAACGTATGCTCATTGCCACATTTGATCGTTTTTCCGTTAAATGTTAGCGCCATTACTGCCCGCCTCCGTTTAGTTGTGCGGCCGCTGGCTGCCGTGGCTGCGCCGGTGGTTGGTTGGCTACCTTAACCTCGGGTTGATTGATAACTTCCACTTTTTGCGGTTGATTTTTGGAGTCCTCGAGCTTTTTCATTAGCTCAAACAACGCGTTAATTACCTTGCTTTCTTCTTGCGTGAAACCGTACTTTCTCGCCTCCGTCGAATCAATTTGCGAGTCTGCGAAAATATCGCCGATATTTGATTCGTTAACACCTTTCGTCAGGTATTCGCCGCCGCCTGGGGTTCTAAACTTGCGAACTCCGTGGAACGCTTTGTTCCTGGCCGCTTGCTCCATTCGCCATCGCAAACGATCGTTGACGGATGCTTCGTCGGTGCTGTTGAAAAAGTAGTCGCCAGTTCGATAAATCAAACGCTGAGTTGCGCTAACCCCCGAATCGCGTAGCAATTCGTCCGCCTGCGAAAACAATTCCGCCATCGCGGTTGATTCTTTGTTGATTCGAACGTTTTCCGTCGTCGTTTTAAGGTTCCGATCAAGCTGGAAATCCTTAAACATTGGATTATCTGCCAGTCTTGATTGCTGTGTTTTCCAGTCGTCCGTTTGCTTTTGATACGTCGCCGCTTCATCAATCGTGCCGTCTGGCCTGCGAACAATGCCAATTTCATCATAGGCAGTTTTGAGTAGGTTTTTCATTCCCATTTCATCTTCTGCCGTTCCCTTTGCTTGAAACAATCCCATCGCAGAATAGATTGTTTTCATGCGGGAGCCTGGCAAGTTTGCCGCCAACTTTTTGTTCATCTGTGCATCTGACAGCATGGCGCGCTCTTCGTCAGTCATTTGAAATTCTTCTGAAAACGCGCCTAAAATGAAATCTCGAATTTCTTTTGCTTTTGGGTTTTCACTTTGAATGAACTCTAACGCCTTGTCGAAGTCTTGCGGAATTCCAGCGCCAAACCGTTGTCGCGCTTTCATTATTCCAGTGAGGATCGAATAAGCTGCTGTCGGTGCAAGCTCACCTGTCGGATCCTGCGCTCCTGTGGTTAACGCGTTCATCAAGGCCAAACCTTGAATTTGATTAAGCCCAAAGTCGGTATTGAGTTTTGGAACTTGGCCCATCACGTTTTCTGCGTACAACCGCGGATCGCTCACGCGGGCGCTGGTTAGGCCCTTAAAAAACATCTGCTGTTGCGATTCAGCGGTTGCACCACGCCCGCCAAATGTGTGCATTCCCAAAACTGCCTGCTGTCCGAGCGCGTCAAGTGCCGTCGGATCTCGCATCGCTAGTTCTGGGTTGTCCTCTGCAATCTGGACGGCAACTTTTACGCGTTCAAGGTACGGCATTCCGGAAACCGCCGACGCCGCGCCTTTGGCCATACGGGTTAGTTGTGCTTTGTCGCCAAAGTTTGAGTCCTTCAAAATCCGTTCAAGTTCCTTGCTTACCGAAACCTGATCTTCGGTTGACGGGATCGATTTGACCATGCCAAGCAATTCTGCTTGAAACGGAACTTGACGCCCCCGAGCTGCTTCGGCTCGATCGAGAATACTTTGAAATTCAAGCCGAACGAGTTCAACCGCGTTTTGCAAGACTTTAATCGGTTGGTGCATCGCCCAAAGCGCAACGCCCGCCTTGGTGATGTCAGAAAACCAACCAGCAAACATATTGTTGGTTGGCCCCTGGTTGTTATCGGGCTTGTTTACTTTCTTCGCTTCCTCGCGCATCTCTTTAAGAGAGCGTTTGATATGGTTTGAGAGCATCGTCATTTGTGCGGCGGCGCTCTGTGCTGCGATCGTAAATTGAACATCAGCGGTTGGGGTACTCACTTGTTATCCTCTGCTGTGTTCCTGTATTAGAAAAAACCAATCAAACGGGGTGGGTTGGTGGTCCTGATCTAGCCCGCTACTCCACCGAACGAATTGGAGCCAACGGGGATCAAAATTGGGTCGAGCGTTTTTTTTTGATCGGTAGCGGCGCGAATCTGATCCAATTCGCAGAACTTTAAAAACGCCAACATCGCCGAGCTTTCGTCAAATAGCCCGAGCAACATCGCTATCTCAAAGTTGATCCGGTAGTTTAGGCCAATCGCAATGGAAATCATTTTGAGCCCGTCGGCCACCGAAACCGGAATCGCATAATTTTCAAGTTCAGCCGCTTTGGCGTCTTGAAGCATATCGATCATCGCAAATTGCTCGAGTATCCCTTTTGCCAAACTCATTCCCAAATCATAGAATTGTTGGTATTGCTCTTTGACTTGCCGTGTCACTTCGCCATTTTTGACCGTAAATTTGTGCGGAAGTTTTGAAATAGTTGGAACCGTGTAAGCAAATCCGTCCGCCATAGATACTCGATGGCCAACAATTACAACGGAGCGGGAAAGATCGGCCGGTTCTGGCTTTCTTTCGCGATCGATTCCCAGATAAAAACGTCCCGCTTTTTGGTCGTCGCCCATTTCAAGCGATGGGATCCAGTCAAATTCTGGATACATGCCAATCCGTGGGTCACGATCGTTATTCTTCCGCCAGCTAAACACCATGCCGCTACGGCCGTTAGGGCCTCGATCGACAAAAACGCCCTCGGGGCCTGAATCGTCTGCGCGAAGCAGATCACCCAATCCAACCGTTTTCAGGTGGTCTGGGTTGCTGCCTGCGACATCTGGAATAAAGATCAAATAATGTGCCATGTTACCCGATAAGTGAATCTGCGATTGTTTCTGATCCGCCAGTTGCGCTTGGGAGCTGCAGCGTAGGTTGTTGCCACAACCGCCAGCAAAGCGTTTGCAGCGCCCCGCGATAATCGTTTGAAATCGTGACCGTCCATTTGTCACCGATCGCCACGTTGTCATTAGAACCGATTACGGAGACAAACGGGCCTCCGTCGTACAATTCAATCATTTCGACACCGAAACACACCGCATCAACAAACAGAACCGCGGCATTGGACAACGGGCCAAGAACCGACATCCGGAACGAAATCGCGGTCGGCAATGGAGACGGAATACGGAATGCGATTGCGTGTTGCACCCAAGCGCCAGTTGTTGCCGTCGTCAAATCGATTGTGGAGGCGATGATATCGCCGGATCCGTCGTAAAGATGTAGTTTTAGGCTTCCGGCCGCAGGGTTGCTTGCAATTCGGTACGCCACGTGGCAAACGTAGTTTGTATTCGATGCAAGCCCAGCGCTCGACAAATCCTGAGAGAACACCGTTGTCCCAGATCCATTGCCCGTGATCTTGAGTGAGCTGGCCCCCAAGAACACCGTTGACGTTTCCTCAGAATGCAAAGTCCCAGTAATCGTCCAGCTGTCAGGATCGCTTGCCGTCCAATCTTCGAAACTACCATTGGCCAAAACACCGTCGGCACTTGGGTCAATCATCGTTAGATTATTGCTCGAGCTGGATCCGTCAGGCCAGTAAACGCTCAGTTCGTTGTCGGCTAGACTTTCCTCTCCCTGGCAAATTAGCGATTCGCCTCGAGCGGTTGTATCGGTTTGGACTTCGATAACGATATCTTCGGCATAAAGGCATTCGCGAGCGGTGCCGTCGCCGGCCGTCAACGTTGTTAAAACCTTGGCGGTACCGGAATTGCCAGAATCGGCCGCCACGCTGGCGCTCGGTTCGTTGGCATCAACAGTTGCGCTTGCGGCAACCATTTGATCGATTAAGCGTTTAAGGGCCGCATCAACATCCATGACAGGAAGCGGATCGTCGGCATGAACCATTTCAATTAGCGTTTGCTGGGCGGCATTTTGAATGTCGGAGTAGAACGCTTCTTGGGTTGTGACGAACGCAAACAGCGAGTCAGGGAGAATATCGACAACGTTTCGAAGTCGATTCCCAGATCCGTCGTATTCTACCAACGCGTCATTCAACTCCTTCTGAACTTTGTCGCTTCCGGTGGTGGCCATGAACGAATCGACGATAGACAGCACGTAGCCCAGCTTGCCTATTCGCGTAAACAATCCGCCACTGCCTGAAAGTGTTACAGCCATTTGTCAATCTACTCGCTTGGTGGTGATTCCGGTTGCCCGCTGTCCTTTTGTGCCGCGATGTCCGCACGACGTTTCTCCGCTTGAATACGTTGTTTGTCGAGGTCTTGGCAGAACTCAAGCAAATCCCCGTTTTCTTCGTCAGTGACGCGAAACGCCGCGGCAAATCCATGTGTCGTTGAGTTTAACTGGACATTGCCAGTAACCGGATCGTGGCAGCATTGAAACTCCGCATCCGGTGGAACATGGAACGAAAACAATCTTTTGAACATAGACGCCTCAAATTAAAAAACAATAGTTGCTTGACGTTTGCTATCCGTTAAGGAATCGCACTATTGACGGCAACTGAAAGCGCGGCGGTTGGCAGAACAACCAGCGAAACGGATCCATCGTCATTGCCAGAAACCGACATATTATCCGTACACCATTCACCGGAGGCGGCGGAAATTTTGATATGCCCCGTCGTTGCCGCGGCAACACGGTCACTTCCGTTAACGCCAGCTTGCAAATAGCAAGCGATCGTGCCAGATAATGTCCGAGCAAACAAGCTGACGGCAACATCAATTTCGGCGGCCGTCGATGTGAACGTAATGATCGGTTGTCGCTTGATGATGCTTCCGACGGTTGGATATGGCGAACCATTGAATCCTTTACGGTCGTAGACAACGCCAAACTGAATCGACCATCGCTCGATCGACGGTACGATTGTGCCGTTAATGTAAATCGGCCCCATGTAATACCGTGACACAAACGCCGGAGTTGTGACGGCAGAAAAATCAACGCCACCAGTTCTCGCGACGATTGCATTTGTTCCATCGTAAAGCGGCATTGCAGCGAGGTTGACAACCGCCCCATCTGGATCGTTTTGACTGGCGCTGACATCAATCGGAACGAACGTGCCTTTGGCCACACTGTAAGTTTCGTGTGATGTTGACGTAGCAAAGGCGGTGCCGCACGTTGAACGCTCTTGAAGTCGGAAAACGCCAGATGTGAAGCAAAGAACGCTGGAAGGGCTAATGTCTGTGAACACTGTCAGCAAATCGCGCGTGGCCACATTGATAACCGGATTTGCTTGTCCGAGCCCAACATGAGCCCGATCGAGCGCACCGCCAGGAATTATTTCACCCTTCGAATTGCCAGCGGAAAAAGCCCACGAATCCAACTGACGAAGCGTGAACGCGCTGGTGTCTGGTTTTGTTGCGCTAGCGGTGTACAACGAATAGCGATTACTCATTCCAATTGCTCCTAATAACTAATCCCGGCTGAATCAAGTGCCATTCTAATTTTTGGTCGACTTTTCAATTCATAGCGCAATTCTGCGGCATAAAGCTCCGCAAACCGATTGACCATCGCTATTTTTTCATCTGTGCGGATCTTGCTGATTTCTTTTCCCATTTCGGCCATCGTGATATGTCTTTGATTCTGAGCATCACGACTTATCGGAAACGGGAACCGATATCTAACACGCCCTTCTAGCACATGATTTCCCTTTCCGGAAATCTGGACTTTTGGAAACGTATTGAGCATACTTCGCCGCGTTCTACCCGATCCAACAAGCTCAACATCGTGTTTGTATTTTGCTTGCTTAATTCGATTTGTTGCGGCGGTTCTTTGTCGATATCCGTAGCGTTCCTTTGCCCCGCGTTGAAAGTGCTTTGGCAATCGGTCCCGATGGTGTTCCATCAAAACCGTTCGCAAAACATTTCGCATTATTTTCGTGTGAAGCCTTAGAAACCGCGCCGAATCGCTTAGCGGTTCTGGGGCAAACACAACAAAACCGATTTCAGGCATTTCGATCCCAAGGAACCCGCCAGCGTTTGCAAACGCCATCGAACTCAATTGGGACGGTGAAAATACCATTAATACAAATCCGCGTAGAATTCCATGCACCAATGATTTTTGTCGATCGCGTTGCTTGATGTTTCAACGTCGCTGGGGTCCTCTTGAACCCCTTCGGCCGCTGGTACCAAAAACGCGTTGCCGTCGGCACGAATTCCAGAAACGGCAATTGGGTTGGTATTCATCACCGCTTGCCTGGAATCCGCCAAAACTTCGACATCAAGCATTACTGCGCTCGTCCACAAAACAAATTCTTCTTCCTGAGCGTCAATCAATGCACCCTCAGATATCGCAATCTTCGGGTATTTCCGCTCGAGAGCGATATAGATTGAACCAGTGCTTTTCCAAGATCCGATTCCGATGTTTTGCCGGCTGATTCCGTCTTGCATTCTGACGATCGCCCGCGCCAACTCAAAATCGCTTTCGCCATACGAGAAAATGTGATTCAAAGCTTCGGTTGCCGTCGCAACGTCAACGGCCGTTCGAAAGTTTGACGATGAAGCGATAAATCGTTTCATGCCTTTGTGGGGTTGCCAAATATTGGTCATTAGCCTCCCCGCACTTTCTTAACCGAGACATCAACGTTTCGCGTGAACAAAACCGCTTGCATACTTGAATCAATCCCGATGGTGCGCTGAGCGGCATAAACCATGCCATCGTACTTGACCAAATCTGGCTTCTGGCTGTCCTGAACAACCTGGATTTGAATTGGAAGCGATCGCAAAAACTCGATAATGATTGAATCGCGAATTGACCGGCCGTATGGCTTGTCATTTGACTGCCCATCGCCTCGAACTTCATTGCTACCTTGAAGCCCGTCGCGAATTACAACCGCGTCAACATCGACCGCACTTCCCCAATCGCTAGCCGGGACAAAACGAACTGTGCTGGCAGGTCCGGAATCGGAATTGCCAAACACGTTTTCGTCTGCCCAGGCTACGATATCTTCAAACTGGCCCATTTACTTCCCGCGTTTCTTACCTTGCTTCGGCTCGTCGATTTCCTCAGCTTGCGGAACTTCCACTTGTTCTCCGTCGGTAACGATCGGTGTTACCAATTCCTCGCCGCTGGTGATATCCAACGGTTCGCCGCCTGCCTGATCCACTGCCCCCACTTCTGGGGTTTCGGTTTTTGTTTTTTTGACCGGAAAGCTGGCCCCAGGGGCAGTCTCCATTGGTTTTGCGTTGACAACTTCAAACACTGCTTTGGTTTCAGCGTCGTTGTAACGGTAGCGGCCGTTTTCATCGCGATCGCAAATCACCAAAACCAAGCCAATGTCTTTGGCGAGAACTTCTCGCTCTTGGTCGTCGTACATATCGATCGGGTAATACGAACCACGAACAAACTCGAGCGTAACGCTCTTATCGCCCTTTTCGACGGTTCGCCGAAACCGGTCTTGCCCTCGGGCTCCAAGGGCGAGAAACAATTGCGGTTGTTCGTTTTTCAATTCTTCTGACACGCGAAAATCCTCCCTTAAACAAAAAACGCTCGCAGGCCAAACCTGCGAGCGCCTGCCGAATTTCATAAGGCAATTACACCGATAGAACCATCACCATTAGGTGAATTCGGTTCGGATGGCGTACTGCCACAAACCGTAGCCAACGTTGTAGCGGGCTTCGGACATCATCTTGGCTTCTTTGTCCTCGATCGAGTTGAGCCCCTTGGTTTCCGTCACCAATGGCTGACGCAATTGGAAGATGAACGGACGAATCGGGCCGCCGTTGTAGACCAAATGGAAAACGGCATCGCTTCCACCGCCAGCGGTTGACAGTCGTTGAATCGGACGAACTTGGCCTTTGGCGATCATCACGTTGGTTACACCAGCGCCGCTATCGACCGTTACCAATTGATTCATCGCCTGGACAGCAACTTCCCACATCGCCGGAGGAACCAAGATTTGCAAATTGCCTGGATCCATCAATTCCGATTCAATGAAGAAATCCCCCTGATCGTCTTTGAAACTCAACATCTTAATCAGGGCGGCCGTAAATGCTGCGCGGAACTCAGCAACCGTCGGCGAAGTTCCAGTCGCAGCCGCGTAGGTTAAATCGTTGCTTTGACTTCCACTGTCGCCGGTCGAATGGTCAGTATCGTAAAAATACTGCCCGTCGTAGCACGTTTGGGTGTGGCCGTTTGCGATCAACTCAAACAGCAATTGGTCTGGGTGGATACTGGCTTTTTGAGCCATGCGACGAACGATTGGCGAGTAAAGGCCGTATCGGTCGTCATCGATCGCGTGTCGGTCAATGCCGATCGATTGCTCCCAAGGCTTGTTAGTGATCGTGAAGGTACTCGATCGCAGCGATTGAAACACGCGAGTCCCGAGAAACTCTTTCATGCCCGGAACGGCTTCCAGCCAAACGTAGGATTCGTCCAACGAATTGCTGCGAATCAGCATCGCCAGTTGTGGCCAAACCTGCGAATACTTGGCAAGCTCAGCCAAAAAGATCTTCGTGAATCCACGAAGAACGGCATTGTATTTTACGGTGTTAGTTGACATTGACTAATAAACTCCGGTTTCCAAAACTGATTGAATGGGAACGACTAACAATTGCGGCGGTTACTAGCCGTCAATGATTTCGTAGGTCAACAAGACATCAACATGAGTTGCCGTCGCGAGGCTGGAACCAGTCTTGCCAACGGTAATTGCCGTATTGGTATCGCAGGCGACAAACGACGCGCCATCGGCCAAGATCAAACCGTTGGTCGCGGTACCCGCTCGCAACAGAACGCTTTGGTTCAATCCGGCGACTCGACCGTCCATCAACTTAACGCTGGATGCCGATTGAGTTCCCAAAATGTCGATGCTGGTTGCAGTCGCAGCGTTTCCGCCAATTGCGATCAACGCCATATCGTGCATTCGATATTTTTTGCCTGGCAACGCTGGCAACGCAGTCACGCCCGCATTGACTTCCGCGGTGGTGAATCGTCCACGGAACACTTTGGCTTGGCTGCCAAACGTTTCCGAAAGAGACGAATGGACTTCCAACGCAATGACCGGGCGGCCTTTGTCGTCGACATCTTTCAGCGTTCCAACCTTGACGCCGCCCGAACTGGCGGTTGTCAGCGTGAAATTGTCAGTCGCATAAATTGGAGATTCAACGTCGGCGATCGTCAGCGAATGGGAAATACCCGTTGGAGTCCAATACCCCTCGGTGTATGTTTCGCATTTGACATCGCCGGCCGAACCACTGGCGTTGTCAGTGTAGAGGTTCACGATACCCATAAAAGGGTTTGCGCCGGAAGCCACAACGTCAGTTGCGTAACCGGCTGCCGAGAAAGCCATCGTTCCTTCGTAAAGGGTTTTTGCGGCCGCCACTTTGCGCCGAGTCCGCACACAGTTTCCGCCAAATGCGGCGAGTTGATTGGCAGTTGTTGCCATTGTTTAGTTCTCCAAACGATTAAGCGAAAATATGAATCAGCACAAAACGACGCGGGCTAGGTGAAAACTATTCTTCGTCCAAATCAGCCAAAGTTCCGATGAAGCCTTCGGGGATCTGGCGGGCGCTGGCCAGCTGCTTTTTGGCATCCGGCTTGCGGCAGTAGACCGATTTCGGCAAACCCATCTTGAGGTAGACATCCTTGTTTTCTTCCCATTCTTTGCCGAGTTTTTCTTCCTCGGAAAGTTCGGCCGGTTTGGTAGGCTCGGTCACTGGCGCTCCCCCTGGCAACGCTCGTTCTTTTGCCGACAACTGCAACAGTTGATCCTTGACGGCATCGATTGGCGTTTTGCTTGACAAGAAACCCTGGATCAATTCGGGGTGGTTTTGCAGCTGACAAAGCGAAGCAACCTTCGTTGCGTAGTCGCCTTCGTCTTGCGTCTTTGGTTCTTCGGTTTTCTTGCTGCCCTCGATAAGCTTGGTCAGCAATTCACTTTGCTTGTTGAGCGCCTCGACAACTGGCGATAGGTCGAGCCCATTGGCTTCGAGCAGTTGGCCTTGGATTGGCTTTTGTTCCTCAGTTGGTTTTGCGGGAGCTGCCGTTGACATTGTTTCATCTTCTCCAAAAAAGTTCAGAACAATTTTGTTCTTGAAATCACCCAGCCGTTGATCGAGAACATCGCGACTTACACTTTCGCCGAAAAACTGCCGCACAAGGTCAACTCCCTTGCGAACGAACTGATCGTTTTCGCTCAGTTGTTCCATTGACAGAAAATCATTGACCGCATCGCCAGTATCAACAACGTCAATTGCAAACAGTGTTGTCGGTTTCCATACTGGCGGAAGTGATTCGCCGCTCTCGTCGCGCTGGAGTGTTCCATCTGGATTTCTCCGGTATTCTTTGATGGTATCTAGGACTAAAGAACTTGAAAGAGCGCCCGGGTCATTATTGGCAAGTTCCATCACGTATTGGCCTAGCGATATCCCGCCGCCTTGAACTTGCACCTTGAATGCGGTTTCCTCCAAATAGAAGTCGCTTCGCACTTTATTGCCGTCCAGGCGGAAGTTGCGATCGCGGCCAAGATGCTTTCCGAGCCCGTCATCGGACATACTTGGATGTTTGAATCGACTACGCAAACCCTTTTTGGATTGGTTGCCGAGTTCTACGATTTTTTCAAGCGATTCCATGTTGAATTCGCCGCGGCCCTTGCTCTTGAACGGGCCAAGCTCTGCGACAACTCGACCTCGAATTAAGCGTTTCGCGAAATCGACGCCAATTTTTTCATCGCCGTTCATCTGTAAAGATTCAACGCCACGTGGCGCAATCGCTGGATTTGCTTTTTTCAACATTGAATTACTCCACGGTTACATTGATTTCAGGTGATTCAGTTATGGTTAATGTGATTGCGCTTCCAGTGGTCCCCGCAACCTGAGCGCTTGAAGCATCGCCACCGCTGACGGCTACATAGTCATCCCAACTTGCTGGTTGCGTTGCACCGCTGAACACATACCAAGGTCCATAACTATCAACAGTCCCTTGATACCGTCCAATGTTTGCTGCGATGCCCTCCACAAGCTGAACCCGATAGGTAGTCCAACTTTCCAAACTTTGCGATGCTGGAAACGCATAATATGTGCCACCAGTTGCCGCAATGTGTTGTAATGTCAAACTCATAATTTCACCCGCTTTTGTTCTTCATCAAAACACCACTGGCAATGAGTCATTGTTTCGGTTCGCCACCACGCGAGCGGTGTCCATCGATCAATCACTTGCTGGACAATGAACCAAACAGCCTGCCGCCGCAACCGCCAAGCCCGGGCACAAAACATTTCGTAAGGGGAACCCCAACAAACGAGATTCAGCCCATGTGATAACCAAATCAATACGCTACTCACCGCCGCCCTCGCCGCCTTGGTCCGGTGGGGGTGGAATTTGTCGCCCCCATGCGTCGTACCCGTCTGGTGGTGGGGCCAGTGTAACCGTTCCGTCTTGGTTGAACGTCAATCCACGCCGCGGCATGTATTGCGATTCGCTCATGATGTTCGGGTCGATGGTTAACAGTAGTTGGACCAGCGCCCAACTCGATGCCATGATTGCCCCGGCTCGGTTGCCCATCTGGGCGACAACTTCATCCGGAGTCAACTGATCTTCCCACACACGGCGAAATCCTTCCCGGTGCGTTTTAACCAATTCCCGCGCCGACTTCTCGATGCCCGCAAGAATCTCGTCGACGACTTTTTCAGCGCGTGTTTTTAGTAGTGCCATTTGTCTACCCTATGAATGATGTGATTCGTTTGCCGCCACTTGAGGCCGATTGTGCCTGAATTGCCCCGATATCGGTGAAGTTCAACGGCCCTGCAATTCCGATTCTTGGTGGTATCCCCAAAGATTTTACTTCGCTCGTTGGCGTGAAGTCGCCTGACCCTGCATTGACAAACGGCGAGGCACTGCAAGTAATCGCGTTAAATTGTTCGTCGATGTTTTCTAATTGGGCTGTGGTTATGTCCCAATAAGCGTTGTTAGTAACAAGCGTGCTTGAGTCGGTGTCCGCGTGGCTGACCGCATAAGTCGCGACGTCGGAGAAAATGTTATTCGCGACCGCCACTCCGCGAACGCCGGTAGTTATTCGAATACCAGGGCCGCCTGTTGAGTGGAATGTGTTACCCTCGATTGCAACCGCCCCGACCGTCAAATTAATCCCTTGAGCCGAGCACCCTGTTATGATGTTCCCTCGGAACGTACAAGTTGAGGCGATCGAAGCGCCGATATTCCCGCCGGAAATATAGTTTGAAAATACTAATGGCAAAGCCGCCGAAGAAACCAATTCAAAGCAAGCCGTTGCGGTTGTTGTGGCAAAAAAGGAATTGCAAAAGACCATCGTCCGATCCGAAGTATTAGCCAACGATATCGCGTGCCCGTCGATATCTGCGGCCTCCCCGGTAACGTGATTGTGAAAACACCGACCATCGGCCCCCGTCCAATTGATCGCCGCGGATAGCGACGCGGTATTGTCCGCCGTTAGTCGGATATTGCTAATCCAATTAAAGGCCCCCGAAACCGTTAGGAAAACTGAGGCCCCTGTCATATCGAACCACGGAAAAAGCGTGTGATCCGTTTCGGTGTCTAAGTCGCCAATGGTCGAACTAAATCCCCGCCACCAGATCGGGGTAGTCGACGTGCCCGCAACCGCGAATGTTATCGCGCTGGAAAGTGCATAAGTGCCCGACTTAACGTTAACCCGCTGGCCCGCTGCAACATTGGCGATCGCTTCGGCGAGCGTCCATGCGCCATTGGCCCCGCTGTTAGTGTTGGTTGTGCCGTCGCCACCACCGGCCGCATCGGTCCTCACATATCGTTCAGTCCACGCCATTCTATTCCTCCACCAAAAGCGTGAAGCGAACAAACGTGGCACCGCTGGCCGCTCGAAGATTGAAAATCAACGTGTCGCCAATGGCCAGTGCGGTGTCAGTGAAACCCGTGACAGTTCCAGTCGCTTGGCCGTCGCCAGTAGGGTAGGCTGTCCCGCAAATCGAATCTAGCAGCACTGGGGTGTCGCCTGCGCCAGCTTTCCAAATATCAATTTCCACGTCGCCGGTATTGCCTTCCGTTACCAATATCCAACTGGTCATCGTTCCAGCAAAATGCGATCGCAAAACTTTGCTTGCGTCGTCGTCGGCCAGCGCTGATCCGCCGCCATCAAACTCGGTTTGGATTGTGTGGACGATAGTTTGATCGCCTGTATTGGTTCCGCTGGAAGTGCCGCTGATTGTGGCGTCCCCGGCGATGATTAGTGTTCGATTGGCATCGTTGACGCGGACGTTTAGATTTCGGTGAGCGCTTAAGTTTTCATCGACATCAACGACCAGCCGGTGATCGTTGGCATTGTCCAGCCAGTATTGTGATCGGCTCGACACGATACCGTTGACGGTTATCGATGCCACGCCGGTTATGTCCCCTGTGTCGTTGACGATTATCAGGCTGCCCTGCACAGCGCCCGCTGTGCCATCTGCCCTCACGATCGCGTTGTCGGTCATCGCGGGGTTGCTGGCCTGCTTGCCGTCCAACGCTGTTTGTAGACTGGTCACGTCTGCGATTGCGTGCGTGTGGCTCGCAGCTGCGGCACCGACGTCGCCATGACCGAGAACAACAGTGCCGGTCTGACCGTTAACCGATGTGACCGGCGATGCTGGGTATTCCAGTTCAGTCCAGTTGGCGATCAGTGATGGATCAGATCCGGTGATGATCCAAACCGTTCCAGTGTCGTTACGTTTGCACCAGTCGCCTTTCTGACCGGATAGCAGCAACATTTCTACTTGGTCAGCTGCTTCGCCAAGATACTCGGTGATCGCGATCGCTGGGATCTGGGCTGTCGGGATGACGCCGCCGACCAGATCGGCCTTGTCGTCGAGTAGATTGTCAATCTCGGTTTCGGTGTAGTAGCGGCTGTCATGGTTATGACTGGCAGCTGCATAAACAGACGACAGATCAGGAATGTCGGCAGCCACCAGCGCTCGGAAAGTCGGTGCCGCGTCAGCTCCCGTTGCCGGTCCAGCCCAAACGCGGTTAGCCGATTGATTGGCCACCGAAACCGCCAGCGTGCCGCTCGTTGTAATTGGCGATCCAGAAACCGAAAAGATATTTGGCACCGTCAACGCAACGCTGGTAACAGTGCCTGATCCGCTTCCGCCAACGGTTTTCAATTTAGTTGTGATTGTTGGCATTTATTTTGATCCCAACATTGAAAACTGTAACATTGGAAGAACACCCGCGGAACGCAATAAATCCAGCCTTGCGTTCAACAACTCAGAATCAGCGTAATCGCCGGACCTCAGCAAAACGCCAATCTGTTGCTTGTACCACGTGGCCTGATTGGCAATGTTTGGGAACCGTGATAACGCATTTTTCAGAACGTGCCGCCCTTGAAACGATTCGTTCGTAACAAACATGGGAAACTGGTTGTGCAGCGGTGAATTAAACTCCGTCGTCGCCTCAATCCAAACTTCACGGCCATGCGTTTGCAGTAGCGATTGCAACCCGCGAACATGGTGCAACTCGTACACCGGCAAATCGACCTTCCCCATATTGTCGATACCGACGGAACATCCCGACTCGATAATTGGTTGCAGGTTGTACCACCATTGGTATTGCCAGTTGTCAACGCCTTTTGCTTCTGGTGTGTTGACCGCCTGTATCATCCTCTGCGAATTGTGAGGCGCTCCAATGTAGACAACCACCGACTGAGCCACGGAAACCAACCTGCCGATATTGACGTTGAACGATTCAACCAGTGCTTTTGTCGCCGCCAACCGTTGACAGTTGAAATACTGATCGAATTCCATCAAGCCTTCTTTGGTTGTCCGTCCAAACGGGTTATGGATTAGAACTATCCGCCCTTCACAAAGCGGAATGAGCCGGTCGATAACGCCAGCCCAACCCGATGGAATACTCCACGACAACCCACGCGGGTTATCGATGGAGTAAGGCCCACCGTTGCAGTTGATCCAAACGCCATAATCTTGAGGCATCTAACAAGCCTTTACTGTGAGCGGACCCGATAGAAACGTTCGCTTGTCTGTTTCGCCTGCGTTATCCCACGAAATACAGAATCGGTGGTCCCCAACCCCAATTTGAGTTGATATTGATTTTGATATTTTGAACTTGAAAATTCCGGCTGTTAACTCGCCGCTATTCCCTGCGTTCGAATGCTCAAATTCAACTTCGTCCCCGTTATCTTTTGGGTGGATTACCAACTCCCAAACTTTTGAACTCAAATCAATTGGATCTGAATTACTGTCAGTTACGGTAAGTGTTCGCGCATAGTCATTTCCGATCGTCATAACAATAGCAAGACTAGCTGGCAACTGTCTGTCAAATTGTGTTGGCATCTAGTAACCCCTACTGTTGTACAACCTGGCCGTTCCAAGCGTTATTTTGTCGGTGATTACAACACTGTACTCACGCATCTCAACTGGTTGCGGGCGATCTTCGTCTGGCTTAAATCGTCTCTGAGCCCGCAGCTCGGCCGCTTTGGCGTAGATTTCCTCGACAGTTGGTTCGTAAACGCCTCCCTCTTTTGACCTGGCCAAACACTGCTTGCAGCATCGATACGTTGACGGCATCGATTCTTGCTGGCAAATCGGGCATGTTTTGTAGGAGGCGATTACGCTCATGTTTTGAACCTTGCCAGTGCGGCAGCGTTTTCCCGAAGTGCTGAAGTGTTGTCGCGAATGACATCGGTGCAATTCGAGACAACCGTTTTTAGTTCGTCTCGGTGTTCCTTATTGATGGCGATGAACGTTTCCGTTGTTTGCGTGTCTTTCTTGTCCATCCGGTTTAGAAAGATAATCGCGATAATAATAACTGCGACCGCTGGTGGGCTCGCTCCCAACAATCCAATCAATGCCTGCCACATAGGATCACCACCATCAGCAAGTAAACAAAACATTACCCGGCACCTCCACCACTTGAATTACAACCGCGATCTTGAAGCGCTTGTTGCGTTCCAGCAATTGTCGCGTCAAGAATTTGTTTTTGAGCCAACAAGTCAGCGAGCAGCGTCCGCAGGAACGGACACATCGGATCTTCCGGCGTTGCCAACGGAAATGAATCGCTCGGTGTTTTGTCTGATTTCATCTGACAGTACCTTTCCTGGGTTAGCGTTGAGTCCCATCCAGCCACCAAGCAAAAACGATGCCATAGAAACCGAGGCCCACCGCATCGCAACACAGGCCCGATTCAAGTCAACTACCGAAATCCTTAAAAGCACCGAGCTAAAAAATCGACTACCCATCGCGCTAAAGTTAGGATTATCAATAGGTGAATTAGAAAACGTTCGAGGGCGTTCCATTTATTTTTTCGACTTGCTTTTTCGGTCACGGTTTCTTTGTCCGTGGCCAGCATCGAACCTCCCGCTAAACCACATACCTCTTGGCAAGTATCAATCACAAAAAGCGGGGGCGCTTACAGGTACGCCCCCGCCCCGTCTCGTCCCTCTGCAAAGAGGCTACCTAGAAAGTCGCATTGCTCGTCGTTGGTGGAAGGCTGCCATTCGGTTTCGAACTCGCTGCAGCGGTCGAAACTGCCGATCCGCCATTACCGCACTCGTCCGATAGGCTACCGACTCAACAACGGTTTCCATCGCATAGACTGGCGCGGCCACAATTGTTTGAACGACATCAACTGATTTACTGGCAACAGCCATCGCCGGTTGAATTGCCCGCCTAACCAGCCTGCGAACCGGTTGCTGGAAGCACTGCCCACCGATGCAAGTCTGTTGGTATTCTGTCACCCAAACATCCTCATACGCTGGGGTTGGCTCTGGATCCTGAACCGTGATCGTTTCTTCTTTAATGTTGGCCAAGAACGACGGTTCGCTATTCAAGCTTTCGGGTCGATCGACCACCGAGGCCAGTCCGGAAACATCAACAATTGGATTCATTTCGTTGGCGAGCATGGCACCGCAGCTGGCCAGCAGAAACAAACCGGCGACAAAAATGTTTTTAACCACTTTGATACTCCTTCAAAAAAACTAATTGATTTTTTAAGCGGCTGAAACCGCGACATCCGGTGTTGGGTATTGCTGGCTGAAATCCGGTCGATAGGCGATGAATGTGTTCCGCTCGCCGTGAGATCCACGCCAGCGAATCATCGCGTCCAATGCGTTCCAACTCCAAAGCTGGGTGCCGTTCTTTTGCCACTGGCCCCAGGAATTGTGATTGATTGCCATTCCGTTAACCGGGTCGATTCCCCAAAGAAATGTACTGTGACCACCCGAACGAGCTGGCCCGTAGTAGGTATCAACGACTGGCTTGTTCATATCGCTGTCAGCCCAAGTGATTCCAGTTTGAACCGGCCAACCTGACTCCATCCATTCTTTTGCCTTGGCAACATCGGTTATCGGTTGACTGGCAACCAGATTGAAAATCCGAGCTTGCTCGGCACCCGATGGAATGTTTCGAGAATACTGACCTGTGTATGGCCAGATTGACTCAAGGCACAAGCCTTTTTTGGCTGCCTTATTGCCACCGGAAAGCGTCGAGCCGACATCGCCCTCGCGTAGCAAACCGTCCTCTTGCTGGCTCCAAATGTAGGCTCCCATGGAGCTCATGCGATAGATACGCCCAGTGAGTTGGTACAAGCAGACTTCCAAGCAAGATGCCAACGCAAAACCCTGGCAAGCTCCAACGCTTCCCTGGTTTCGGATCTTAAAAACGTCCAGCGTGTACGATCGTGGATTGAACGGAGGGGTGCTGGACTCTTTGACGGCCCGCATCATTTGTTCAATTGGCTCTCCGTCGTCCCACAACTGTTCGTGGTTTTCGCGTTCGATCGCATAGCCAAGACGATATTCTTCACTGCTCATTTCTTTGCCTCGACTGCTTTAGCCACTTCGTTGAACGCCGCAAACCAATCGTCGGACGTATAGCCCCGCGGTTTGGCTTTTTGTGATGCCATCCACGGTTCGACCATGCCAGCCCGCCAAGTTTTCCAAGCTGCCGCAGATGGAAGCTTGTCCATTTCCACGCGGATCCAAACCAAGACGTTTTTATCGTCGCGGCTTGTCCCGTCGTCGGCGGCGATGTACTTCAAGTTGCCGTCGATTCCTTTTAGGAAATTAGCGGCATCCCGATAAATCTTGGCAACCGCCGCATTGTCTTTTGACGGTGCAAGATCAAACGCCTTTTTGCCAAGCCCATAGGTATCATCCACAACCGGAGCGGGCGGCGGCGGTTGAACGTCGTCATCGTCGGGAGGCACAACCGGATCAACGCTGTCACCACCGCCGCCTATATCGATCCGCGTTTTTCGGAGCGGCGATAACTTGCCGTCTTTAACGGCCGCAACAACGATCCAGCATGTTTGCTTTTTGTAACCGATGATCCGGAGTTTTACCGCGGTGCCTGGGTCGTATTCTCGGAAAACGTCAGCATCGCCGATTAGCGTCCACTCGACGCTATCTCCGTCGTTCTGAATGTCGATCGCTGCCAACCGGCCGGCGTCAACTTTGACGGAATCCGGCATTGTCACCGATTGACCCAATGAAATCAGGGGCAGCGCAACGAATAAATAGGCTGCGTTTAAAATCCATCTCGAAGTTGTCAACCGTTTCACTGCCTGCCCCCGATATCCCTGAATTTTGAGTTTGATTACCCGAACATTGAAATAATGACGGAAATAATCTTGATCCAAGCTTCTGGGTTTTCCATAAAGCTTTTTATCAACGCGGAAATAATATCCGCAAAGGCCCCTCGCGTTTTCTTGGATTGCTGACTGATACATTCGTCGACGAACGCATCAAACATTTCGTCGTCATCTAAAACGCGAGTTGCTTCCTCGGTTGCTTGCTTTTGAAGAAACTTTTTTGCGTGTCGCTTGGCGCGACGTAGTTCGATGTCAAACAATCCAAGGTCGAATCGACCACCAAAAACGATTGTCATTGCCTTTTCAAAACCCTTTCCCCGTTAACCGTTACCGGTTCGGTTGTTAAAAAACGCAAGATCATATTCAGCACCGAAACGATACTGACGATGCCTGTCACAACCTGCGGGTATTCCTTGACGAAATCGAGCCCGAGAATGGCAGTCAACACCGCAACAAGCAGCGTCAACAAGTTCAGCCAAAACGTTTTCGATTTCCAAAATGCTTTCGTATCAATCCACATAGATTTGCCCAGTGTGAAGCCAAAACCGCTTTACGCGGAGATAACCGATCACCGCCTTTCTTGGTTAAACCGAAACTGATTCTTGTTGCGTCGTCGTCCAAAGAACCGAATTCAAATGCGACATCTTTTCATCGCGTTTTGATTTTGGATCTTTTTCTTCGTCTGGCGATTGTTCTGGGAGCCCGTTCGCTTTCCTTTGCTCCATCCGATACTTTTCCAAAGCGATTTCGGTATCAATTTGCCGAATCGATTCTTCGTACTTTTGTTCGTCCTGAGCTTCCCAATCGTCGCCGCGCTCTTCGTGGAAATCCTGATCGGTCAAAAGACCTGATTGTTTTCCAAGCGTGAACGCCTTGATTTCTTTTTCGCTGTCGATAAGTCCCATCTGTTTGCAGTAATACTTGTGCCGCGAATACAAGTACGGGTTTTCCATGTAAACTTCAATTGGCAATGCCCCGTACAGTTCATTGGCAAACACGATGGTATTTACAACTCGCTTGTAAAGCGGCCGCAACCCCATATCGATCAAAATATTTCTGTGCATCGTGAACGACATTTGGCCATCTAAGACAGCAAGACGACCAGAGGAAAATGTTGTTCGGAAAAAATTCTTTGCGATCAGCTCATACGGGGTCTGGGTCGCCGCAGCGATTTGCCGCATTGAACCCTCAAGAAACGGCGCGAAGTTGTTGCCAGGCCGCGACGGATCAACAACGTCGATTGAATCTTCCGCTTTGATTCGTTGCGTCCAGCCGGGAGTAAACTTTTCAATCAGTTCATCGTTAACAGTTTCTTCCGCTGCCGCTTCGGCCATATCGTAAAGAGATTCGGCATCGTCAGATTTGCCAATTTTAAACACAACGCCAAAGCAAGCCTCGACTTGCTTCGTTACGATTTCAGCTTCGTGATAATCGTCGTAATCCAAAATCTTGTTCATTGCCGAAAGCAAGAAAACCAACCCACGCGATTGCCCGGCAAACAACGGGTCAAAAATATGTTCCATCCGGATGTTTCCAGCGGAATCAAATCGCGTGTAATATTTGTAGGTTTCGCTGTGATCGGCGTTGACGTTTGTATCGGTTGGGTGGGTGTCTCGAACATAATATCCCGCTACCTCGCCGTGGCGGCCATAGCGAATACCAAGCCGAACATTTTCATCGCTAATGAGATCCGGTGGAGTTGCAACCCGACGCGGAGAAATGATTTCAATTGCAGTGCTGAGAGGCCCAGCAAATGAACCAGTGCCATCGTATGGAACATCGCCGACTAGGACAAAGCATTCGCCCTCGTTTCGATACTCGCGGCACATTAAGCGTTGAACGGCCGCAAACGACAATTGGCGATGCTTGTCGACACCGTTTTCGCTCCAATTTACGATCAGCTCTTTGAGTTCGTCGTTGATTCGTTTGGCGCGCTCTTTTGTCAACCAAGTACCCTCAACGCTTTTGACCATAGGTTTGAGCGTTAGGCCGGATCCAATCTCGTAAGTAACTCGGGTTTCGATAACACTTCGAGCAATACCGTTTTCGCCATAGAGGCCAACGGCTCGAGTCTGAACGTCTGTCAGGGTTTCATCGATCAGAGAATTGATTTCAAGATCGTTTGTGATGTAGCGGCCGTCCCTCGCTTCATTGGGATCAGTCTGCTTAAACGATCGACGACGGCTAAGCGTTTGACGGCTGGGGCGGCCAGCTTCAATTTTGTCGGCAACCTTTTCAAGCATGTTTTTCGCGCGACGAACCGCCATGCGCTGGAGGCCAGCTTTTGGATTCATCGCATAAACGATGCCATCAAGAGCGTTTCCGATTGCGTTTAGCAAACCCATTGCCTGCCTGCCTCGACTGCTAGTTGTGCTTTAGCCTTGTCCGGCTTCGCGTTGGAGTTCCAAGAGAACGTCCGTTTTGCTGATTTCGGTACATTGCAATCAGTTTGCGGATATCCATTAGCGTTTTTGGCAGATCTCGGAACCGAACACGACGGCCGCGAATTTCAAATTCTTCGGTCGCTGCATTGGTTGCCATCGCTTCGAGAACCTTTGTCTCGGCGATTTCGAGTTGAGCGATTTGTGCTGAATTGTCTGCCATAGCACTAGCAATCGTGCCTTGTCAGCAAAAAAACGCAATATCCACATGGCTAATATTGGCAACTCGTTTAGTCGCCGTCTGTTTTTGCTTGGGTTTTTGTGGTTGAAAAAATTCGATTTGATTGCCTTGCCGGCGCAAATTGCAACGGTATCGATATCACCGCCTTGCCGTCTGGCTTATCGCCGCATCGGTTGCAACGCTGGAAACGATACCGCGTTTGTGAGACTGCATCGACGATTGTTTTGTACGTGTGTAGCCGTCCGGAACATCCTTTAACGACGCATCGTTCACCAGCCATTGAAATACTCCTATCGTTGTAAAAATCGGCTTTTCACTGGCCGAATAAAATTTTGCGTTTCCTTAATTGCCGTCGCGGTTGCGGTCGATTGCTGCTTCTTGTTCGACGACTGTTTTTGTCGCTTAACTTCTGTCTCGATTTTTCGTTTTGGTTGGTATGCAAGCGTTCTCGCTGGTCTAGCTTTAGCCACGCGAACCCATGCGCCACGCGTGTACACTTCTGCAGCGCACCGAGCGTACCGCAACGCGTCTCGAAAGTCCCAGGGAACCGTTTCGTCGACAACAACCCATTTAGTATCGATATGCCCGGTGTCTTTTGATCTTTCCTCCGGCTGTTCGTTCACAAGTTGCCGTAGAAAATCTTCGTCAGTCTTTGCCTCGATCGGAAGCGCAATCGATTTATCTTCGCCAGGCTTTCGGTAGTGAAGTGCTTTTTGCGCCCATGACTGCCAGTGCGGGGAATTAACTTGAACCCAAAAAAATCCACGAATCCCTTTTCGCTTTTTGTGGTTGCGTTTGCGAGAGTCAAGTTCTCCAAAATCTTTTTTCTTGTAAGGCGCACCGCCAGATATTTGACCGCTCGAGCCCTTGCATGGCCACAACCAAGGGCCTTTGTCTCGATTAAGACGTTGGCACAAATCAATAACTTCGTCTTGGCGAATACCTTCGCCGCTATCCATCAAACCAAGATTGATTCGTAAGTAGGGGCCGCCGTCCAAGTGCTTATAGGCCGAATTGAAAACTTGTTTCACATCTTCTTCGCTGTTGGCAATTCCATAGTCAACAACCCATCCAGCGCCGCCGTGGCCCCAAGCGCAAACAACGTAAACCCAGTGATCTTGTTGAACGTCAATCCCAACCGTCAGGAAAATTCCAGATTCGGGAACTTGACCAATTGAGTAGTTCATCGCAAGTCGCTCGCCAACTTCGTTCCACTTACGGACGGTTTGGCGTTTTTCGTATGTCAACCCAAACCATGAGTTTCTAACGTGTTGCCATTTCGAAGGCTTTAAAATGCAATCGGCGATCGCTCCGGCAATGTCGCCAAACGTAAACGTTGGCGCGTAAATGCGAGACAACTGGAAAGAGGCATTGTCACGCGCTCCGACAAGTTCTCCGCGAAGCTTCCCGCGTTCGTAATACATCCCTTCCGGAACCCAAATCCCTTTTTGAATTACCCTGCGCCGCAGGTCGTCTCCCCACTCTTTCGAACACAATTGGCATTGATACCTCGCCGTTCGTTTGGCCAATGCGATACTTACCGTTCCATCTTTGTTTTTATCGAAAACGACTCCACCAACAGATTTTCCATCGCCTTCAATCAACTGGATATACTTTTTGCACTTTGGACATTCAATTTGGAATCGAGCATTCCAACCGCTCAGCAAATGTGATTCAACTCGGCAACGTCCTGTTATTGTTGGTGTTGATTCAACTATCGATTTCCTATCTGGAATCTCGATACCGCGTTCGAGAAAAAGATCAAGCGAATCCGCTTCGTTTGTTTTGTCAAAAGAGTATTTTGATACTTCGCCAGCGTGTTTGTATTTTGGAGCCTTGTCGGCAAGTTGCGTTGCGGATCCAGCCCAGGCACCGTAAATGATTGCTGTTGCAAGGTCAATTCGAAGTTGGTTTCTGTCTGCTTGTGGCGGTGCAAGGTCTTGCGTGTCCGGACACCGATCAAACATCGGGTAATATTTGTCACGAATCATATCGCGGCAAAGAGTTTCGGTAGGCATACAAATCATGCCTTGAGCTGGGTCGTACTCGATAGCTGATACCATCAAAGCATTGGCAAGAAATGTTTTTCCAAGACGCGCCGCAAACTGCATCGTTATTTGGCGAACTTCTGGATCGTCCCAGGCATCGCATATTCCACGAGTCCACGGGTAATCGTGCGGGTTGAATGCTTTTCCGTTAGGCGCGCGAATGCGCGTACTAATCCATTCAAACGTATTGCGAGCCCTCCGAGGACGGACGGCATCAATCGTTTTCGGGTTCAGTATCCAAGGCATTCATAACCTTCCGTGTTCGATTAAAGCGTTCTACAAAATCGCCCATCTGATTTAGCAACAAGTTCAATCGTTGACTAAGATCCTTCTGTAGATCAACTCTAATTGATGCCGGGTATGCCGCGCACATATCGACCGGGATCGCCGTCGTGTTTTTTCGAAGCTCAATAAAGAACTCGGAAAATAACTGATTGACTTCCACTGCCGATACAAACCGAGGGTCAATCAACTTGACCTTGATTTCGTGTTGATCGGCAAGCGCGGTTTCCTTTCGTGCCTTTGCCCGTTCCGTTTTTAACTGCAACTCTGCAATCTCGTTCCCAGATCCCGTCGATGACTCTGATTTCAACTTTCGCTTCATCGCTCCTGGGCGAGACTGCAACCAGTGGTCAATTTCGCTCTTTCGGAAATTTGGTTTAACCCCTGGCATTGGGTTGGCTTCGTTAGTCCAATCGTTAACACACTTTCGCGTGACGCCGTAGTGCCTGGCTACGTCGATTAGCGTCGGGAAAACTATTTCGTCTGGATCTTCTGGTTTAAGTTTTCGCGACATGGCGGCCAGCTTTCAAACGTGAATCGATTTCCGCTTCAATTTCAATCTCGCTTGCATTCGCCCACAAACCGGATTTTTTCCATTCCGAGGCAATGTCGCATCGAATTGAATCACGAACCTTGCGTCGTTGTTCGTCTTGGCGCTGCTTTGCTCCGAGTTTGGCTTCGATTGCCGGTTTTACTCCCTCAGCAGGCCAAGAACCATTTTCAAGGAAGTAAACCACCGAATTCGGGCTTTTGAGCTTGTCGCCGTTCGCGAGGTAATCGGCGATCGCGGTTTGGATTTCTGAAACCGGCCGATCAGCAAACAACTGGGAAGCCCTCTTGGCAGTTGAAAGCCCGATCCCCCGAAACAATTTTTCGATTTCCGCCACCGCCGCCAACGGAGGGGTAGGGGGTGGTGGTGGAACTGAATCTGTAATTGAATCTAATACTGAGACTGAGACTGAGACTGAAGGGTTATTTTTGGCTTTTGTTTGGGTTTCTGTCTGGGTTATGGTTTGGGTTTCGTCTGGGTTATGTTTTGGGTTATAAGTGGGTTCTGTTTGGGTTTTTGGTCGACCTCCTTTTTCTCCGTTTTTTCGCTGCCGAGCGTTGAATTGTTGCTGTTTTTCCCGCTCATGTTCGAGCCTGGCATTGTAGAAAATACCGTTGTTGTCAACGAATTTGGCTTTTAGCACGGCGCGAACATCCGATTCAGGTATGCCACGGCAAATCATTATTGCCGTTTCAAGGTCAAACGGGCCGTCTAACCACTGATTTGCGAGCAAATCGATATATGCCGCCCGCTGAACTGGCGGAAGCCTAATTGTCCCGCCAACCCAAGAATCCGGGTAGAAGCTAAATGCAGGCGATTTTCGAGTTTTCATTTCTTCGTCTCAATCCTTTTCCGTGACGGTGGAAGTCCTACCAGGGAATCTCGTTGGGCTCGACCACGTGGCCAAGATCGTCGCGTTTGACGCCTTGGAGGAAATCGCGAAACCAATCTGCTTGAGACTGGCTTGCCAATGCCGATTCATGAAAATCGATTTCGACAACCTTCAACTTGGCCGAGCCGTCGTGGTCGCGATGTTGAATATGGTAGTAGTGCAATCGCACCGCAACATAAATTGACTGTTCGCCGATGTATCCGAACTGCGCATCTGGAAACCACTCGACGATTCGATTGACGATATCTGCCGTTGTCATTGTTGTGCCTTTGTTTGTTCGTCGATGATCTTTGCGATGCCATAAATATCAGCAATACTTTTAGCCAATTCCGGTGTTAATGGCGCGGTAAATTTTATAGTCTCTGGGTGTCGCCCAACTCGAACCCAATAACTAGGCTCCAGGATCTCGCACCAATCCGTTATGTCCCTAGCATCACCGCCGAGATACCTTCGCTCCCATCGAAACTCAGACGCCTTGCCTGAATCGTATGAGCCATCACTGCGACGGACTAAGACCTGTTTGTTGTCGTCGGTTGGTTGCGATGTGCCGTTGTGTTTTTGCCAGTTCATTTA